GGCAAAGAAATTGATGCCGGCGTTCCGTTCGGCAAAACGAACTCGACACTCAAGCGGTGGGTGCTCGCCAAACCTGATGTTGAAATGTAACGCTTTGACAGTTACTATTTGAATTATGCCAGCACTGAAAAACTCCAAGTGGGAAAAGTTCGCACAAGCTATCGCTAACGGTTCAACTGGCGTGCAAGCGTATCGTGATGAGGTGTCGATCGGATGCACTACGAAGACTGCGATTGAGCAGGGGTGCAGGTTACTTGCTGACCGCAATGTTGCTGCAAGGGTCGCAGAACTGCAAAAGCTAGCCAACGATACTCTCGAAAAGCGATTGGGCTGGAACAAGGAAAAAGCACTCAGTTACCTTGTTGAAATCCTCGAAACGCCTGTCGGTGAGGTGGACAAATTGCACCGGCTGGCGCAGGAATACCGAGACACCGAGGATAGTTCACAGGTTAAACTGCCATCGAAAGCGGACGCCATGAAGCAGATTGCGGCAATGTGCGGCTGGAACGAGCCTGAGAAGTCTGATGTCACCGGTGAGGTAAAGATCACCATCACCAAGCAATAACAGTGGCACGCACCATCGAAATCAATCTTCCTCACAGATTCACGCCCAGGTCGTATCAGTTGCCGATCTGGCGTGAGATGGATGAGAAAAAGCGTGTGCTGATGGTGCTCCACAGACGAGCCGGCAAGGACAAGCTGTGCTTCAACAAGCTGATCTGCAAAGCGGCTGAGAAGAGCGCAAACTACGCCTACTACTTCCCGACCGCTGCTCTTGGCAAAAAGGCGTTGTGGCTCAACGTAGACGTGACCAATGGCATGCGCGTGATCGACCATATCCCAAAGGAGTTGCTCGCAAAGCCACCGAATCAGACCGACATGCGGATTGAGTTGATCAACGGGTCAACGATTCAGATTCTCGGCACTGATAATCTCGACGTTGTTGGTGGCAATTACTACGGTGTTGTGTTCTCGGAATACCAAAACCAGAATCCGTTGGCATGGGATTATACACGCCCGATTCTTGCTGAAAATGGAGGCTTTGCCTGGTTCAACGGCACTCCACGAGGTGAGAATCACTTCTTCGACATGCTCAAGTGCAACCGTGACAATCCTGCGTGGACGACTCAGGTAATGACGGTCGAGGACACCGGTGCCATTTCGCTTGAGCAGATCGATGAGGAGCGAAAGTCAGGCATGAGCGAGGCACTCATCAGACAGGAGTTCTACTGCGACTTCTCGGTCAGTAACGAGAATGCCATCTACGGTCGCGAGATGAGCAAGGCACTGGCAGAGCAGCGCATTGGTGAGTTTCCGGTCGATGGCAGGTCACCGGTGCATACATTCTGGGACTTGGGCGGGCCGCGCAACACGGTCGTCTGGTATGGTCAGAGGCTGTCGTTTGGCCGGTGGAGGTGGATTGACTGCGACATTGGGCTTGATCTGACCATCATCGAGCGGTTTGCCCATATGAGCGCAAAAGGCTACAACTATGGCCGGCACTACCTTCCGCACGATGCAAGGCAAACGCAGCGCAATGGATTCACTTTTGAGGCTGATGCAGCTGCTGCTGGATTCCGATCGATGGTCGTTGTGCCGGTGATCCCTGACTACTGGCAGGGCATTGGCTACGTCCGCGAGTTGATGCCCAGCTTTGAGTGGCGACTGCCTGCTTGTGAGACTGGAGTCAAAGGGATCAAAGCATACGAGATGGCAGCAGACTCGTCGTCAGGCATCGTCCGCAATGTGCCGCTCCACACTTGGGCGTCTCATGTTGCTGACGGCATCCGAACGATGGCGGAAGCTGACAAGATGGGGCTGATCCACGCCGGCCCAGGACAGGCAACCTCAAACCGTAGACGCAGCGATGTGCAAGACACCAATTGACCCATCACCGGCGGATTACGCCCGAAATGTCGCTTCCGACCTTGGAATGTGCTTTGAGGAACTCGTTACTGATGCGTTACATTCCGGTTACATTTACAGCAATAGCGAGTCGTTCATCATCGCCCATGATGTCTATCGTGAGTTCGGTGAGTCGCGGCAAGACCTAGCTTATTTCGTCGTGCTGGCAGTCGGAAACCTGGCTGAACTTGCTCGCCTTGACCCAAATCCGACCGGTCGAAAGTGGATTGGATACTGTCGAGAGAACGAAGGTCACGTCTACTGGCTCGACTATCAGAGGCTTAGAATTCGACTGGGAATGTGAAATGCCTTGCGCTTTCTCACTTTTGAGATGATTATCAAAAATGAGAAACCACAAAGGAGGCATTCATGGGCGGCAAAGCTAAAGCACCACCGTCACCACCTGCTGCGGCGGCACCTGTCCGCGCTGATGCGGCTCAAGGTGAGCAGGCATTGATCGCTGCTGGTCGTCGTAAAGGTCTGGCATCTACCCGATCGCCTAACGCTCTGGGCGCGCAGACTGCACTCGGATCCGCTGCTGGACTCGGTGCTGTCGCACCCAATCCAATGCAACCTGCGCCGATTACACCGGTGGCACCTGTGAAGACCATGAAGGCTAAATACTGACCACATGAGCGATTACATCGAGGGCAATGATCGCACTGCTAGGTGGCTCAAGCGTTATAACTCGCTAAGGGACGCTCGTGCTGTTTGGGACACTGCCTGGCAGGAGATCGCAGAGCACATCTTCACGCGCAAAGCTGGCGTTACACAGAAAGATTACACGCCTGCGAATCAACGTGATGCTAAACTCTACGACATCACCGGCATGGATGCCATCGAACGTGCAGTCGCCGGCTACATGTCATGGACGACCGATAAGACTCAACCGTGGATGGAGTTCACGCCGATCCTCAAGTTCCGCGACAATGATGCGGTGAAGAATTGGCTACGCGAATGCTCAATGCTCGCGTCCGAATACATCGCCAACAGCAACTTTTACGCTGAAAGGCACGAGTCGCTCTTTGACCTTTGGGGCTTTGGAACATCCTGCTTGTTCTCGCAGGTAACGCCCGACAACCAGACTCGGTTTGAAAAGATCAAGATCGGCTCGTATGTCTTTGACACTGATCACAACGGTATGGCGAACTGCGTCATGCGTGAGTTCGATCTGACTGCTCGACAAGCTGAAGCTAAGTTCGGAACAGATGAATTGCCGCTAGCAGTCAGGGAGGCATGCGACAACAACTCTGACAAGAAGTTCACCTTCATTCACATCGTCGAACCTCGACCAGTCAGTGAGCGCGGGAATGATCTCGGAATGGCAGCAGGCATGCGGAAAGCATTCGTTTCTGCCTACGTCGAAAAGAATAGTCAGAAGATCGTTCAGGAAGGTGGATTTGACTCATTTCCGTTCCACGTTGGACGATTCCTGAAGTGGGATGCTCTCGACGTTGGTGACGTTTGGGGATACGGCCCAGGGTTCTCGATTCTGCCTGAATCACGTCAGCTGAATTTCATGCAGAAGATGATGGATGTTTACGCTGAAAAGTCAGTGTTCCCGCCAATGATGGTGCCAGACACGTTTGAAGGCACGCTGAAGACATCCGCACGAGCCATGAACTACTATGGCGCAGGCTTGAATCCTGATTCCATCTATCCCTTGCCAGTCAGTGGAGATTGGTCGATGGCAATGGAGCGAGTAAAGATGCGCCAGGACATGATCCGCCGGCGATGCCATCTCGACATGTTCCAGATGTTCTCCATGAACGCTGCGAACAATCGTGAGATGACGGCATTCGAGGCGAATCAACTAGCCGGTGAAAAGCTCGATGCCATCAGCCCTGCGTTTGATCGCGACACGACCGACACGATCCAACCAATGATGATTCGCTTATTTGAATCGTGGGCTGAGAATGGAATGCTTCCTCCTCCTCCTGCTGAAGCTGTGCAACAAATCGGGCCGAATCTTGTTCAGGTGCCGAATCCTGTAATCACGATGACGAATCGGTTGGCACTAGCTCTGCGTGGACTGTCGCTGCGTGCTGCTGACACGATGGTTCAGAAGATCGCGTCACTTGCTCCAGTGTTTCCTGAGATCATCGACGAGATCAACCCGTCATGGTTCATTCGTGAAAGCTCAAGGCTTGCCGGCGTGGATCCTTCCTTCCTGCGTCCTCAAGAGGAGGTCGATGCAATTCGTCAGGGTCGCGCTCAAGCACAGCAAGCGCAGCAACAGATGGCAATGGCACAACAGATGGCAGGTGCCGTGAAGGATATCGGCGGCGTGGATAAAGCCAAAGAGGTCGCCCAGGCAATGATGTGAATAACTGAATGGAAACACCAATAACACAACTGCTCTCACCTCTAACCGGTGAAGAAAAAGCATCCATCGAAGGTGCTGTCATTCGCTTGTTCTCTAACGAGGACTTCCAACTCGTGTTCCGGTGGATGAATCAGACATGCGGTGGAGTGTTCTCGACGGTCTTCACGCAGTCCAATGGTGCTGATGCGATCAAAGCCGGCTTGTCAGATGGCAGCAAAGCGCACGTCAGGTGGCTACTCGACACATACCTTTCCCGTTACGACGAGAAACCAGAAAAACCAACAGTACAACTATAACCATGCCACTCAAAAAAGGTAAATCTGACAAAGCAGTGTCCGCAAACATCAAGACTTTGATGCACGAGGGACGACCACAAAAGCAGGCGATCGCAATCGCATTGAGCAAAGCAGGAAAATCAAAGAAATAACATGATCACAATCACAGAAACAAACGAAGTGATGCGCGATGACGAGTTCATCGGTCGCATCGTCAATGACACAATCATCGCCGGTGAGAAAATTAGCGGTCGAATCTTGGGACAGATCAGAGAATTGGCAGCAAACCCAAGTC